TTACTTCTTCGCCTCTGCAACCACTTTGCTACCCACGCCGCGGTTATTGTATTCCCACATGCGGTTGTAGTTAGTGTCATTCAGATTGCGTTGTATTTCGTCGTTATCATCAACGCTGCCGGTGTTACCCGCAAACGGACGATTAGAGATCACCGCATCAGCCCAGGGTTTGGCTGTGTTAAAACCTTCGTTGATGGCGCTATCACGGATCACCACCTGACCGTTGGTATTGGCATCAACATCCAGCGAGCGACCCAGTTGCGCCACGCCATCACCGGAAGCATTGAAACGGCTGTTTACGGCGAGGAAACCGTAATAGATGTTAGACAGCGTAGCCGGTGCAAACACATACGCTTCTTGCTGAGTACGTGAGTTCACCACGCGGAATTCGGTGTTATCGAACACCACTGCGCCGCGACCAGAAACGATATCCACATCCCCTTCAATGTAACTGTTGGTCACCAGAGTACGCGGCTGACGGTTGGTTTCCAGACGGTTTTGCACACCACTGTTGGTGACAAAGAAGGTATTCTGACGACCGAGAATGTTGACGTTATTGATCTGCACTTTGTCACCATCAGTACGCAGTGCCACCGCCGGATGGTTACCCGCATCTACGCTATCGCCCAGCGTGTTTTCGATGGTCAGATTTTGCAGTTGCAGGCCATTGTTTTGTGACCAGAAGACCGCAGAGCAGAGAACACCGATACTGTCGCTGCGTTTGCTCTGGCAGCTATCGTACATATACCACGCTGGTTTACCTGGCATATATTTGCCGCGCGGGTTGACGTCGTGACGCCAGTCGGCAGGGCTCATGCCCCCATCAAGGGAAAGCCCAATCTTCACATCAATCGGTTTTTCACCTGTACCGTACAGAGTAATTCCACCCGGAGCGGCAGGGACATACACCGTTCCCTGATACTCACCAGGCATCACGGCAATATACTGGCGCTTGTTGGTGCGCTTGATAATTGCCGCATCTACCGCCGCCTGAATCGTGGTATGCGTTACACCTTGAGTACCCGCCGGGCCGACAACAAAGTCAGGTTGCGCAGGCAGGGTAATCGGGGAAGGATTCCACGCTGCCGCACCTGGTGTCAGGGATGCAAAATAGTGTTGAGCATCGAAATTCTGCGCTTCTTTTGCCGACAGAATCGGGCGAGAAGAGGTACCAGGCGCGGTTTGATCAGAAGGACGTTGATCGGGCGGTGTTGAGCTACAGGCGGTCAGCGTCACGCCAAAAGCCAATGCCAGCGCCAGACGGGAAACTGAAAATGTGTTCACAGGTTGCTCCGGGCTATGAAATAGAAAAATGAATCCGTTGAAGCCTGCTTTTTTATACTAAGTTGGCATTATAAAAAAGCATTGCTTATCAATTTGTTGCAACGAACAGGTCACTATCAGTCAAAATAAAATCATTATTTGATTTCAATTTTGTCCCACTCCCTGCCTCTGTCATCACGATACTGTGATGCCATGGTGTCCGACTTATGCCCGAGAAGATGTTGAGCAAACTTATCGCTTATCTGCTTCTCATAGAGTCTTGCAGACAAACTGCGCAACTCGTGAAATGTAGGCGGATCCCCTTCGAAGGAAAGACCTGATGCTTTTCGTGCGCGCATAAAATACCTTGATACTGTGCCGGATGAAAGCGGTTCACGACGAGTAGATGCAATTATGGTTTCTCCGCCAAGAATCTCTTTGCATTTATCAAGTGTTTCCTTCATTGATATCCCGAGAGCATCAACATGCAATGTTGTAGGGATGGCAATTTTTACACCTGTTTTGCTTTGCTCGACATAAAGATATCCATCTACGATATCAGACCACTTCATTTCGCATAAATCACCAACTCGCTGCCCGGTAACAACAGCCAGTTCCATTGCAAGTCTGAGCCAACATGGTGATGATTCTGCTGCTTGATAAATTTTCAGGTATTCGTCAGCCGTAAGTCTTGATCTCCTTACCTCTGATTTTGCTGCGCGAGTGGCAGCGACCGGGTTTGTTGTTATATGGCCTTCAGCTATTGCCTCTCGGAATGCATCGCTTAGTGTTGATCTGATTAACTTGGCTGACGCCGCCTTGCCCTCGTCTATGTATCCATTGAGCATTGCCGCAATTTCTTTTGTGGTGATGTTTTCAAGTGGAGCATCAGGCAGACCCCTCCTTATTGCTTTAATTTTGCTCATGTAATTTATGAGTGTCTTCTGCTTGATTCCTCTGTTGGCGAGGATTTTTTCGTAGCGATCAAGCCATGAATGTAACGTAACAGAATTATCACTGTTGATTCTCGCTGTCAGAGGCTTGTGTTTGTGTCCTGAAAATAACTCAATGTTGGCCTGTATAGCTTCAGTGATTGCTATCCTCCTGTCTCGGCCTAATCCAAACTCTTTACCCGTCCTTGGGTCCCTGTAGCAGTAATATCCATTGTTTCTTATATAAAGGTTAGGGGGTAAATCCCGGCGCTCATGACTTCGCCTTCTTCCCATTTCTGATCCTCTTCAAAAGGCTACCTGTTACTGGTCGATTTAAGTCAACCTTTACCGCTGATTCGTGGAACAGATACTCTCTTCCATCCTTAACCGGAGGAGGGAATATCCTGCATTCGCGCACCCATCGACGAACTGTTTCAAGGCTTCTTGGGCGCCGCTGGCGTGCGTTCCACTCCTGAAGTGTCAAGTACATCGCAAAGTCTCCGCAATTACACGCAAGAAAAGCCGCATTGATGCGGCGATGGTAGGTCTGGATATCTTGAGAAATGAACTGGCCTCATCGAGTGTGAGGCTGTGGTTAGTCCTTGCGTAGCTCACTGATTCTTCTGTAAGTCTCTGGTGCTTTGTTTCCGTGTATCTTCATTTCAGACTTCAACAGAGCAACGAGGGAATTCCATTCGTTGAGGATGCCTTTGAATGCCGGAACGCGCTTTGCAACCTTGTCGAATGAATCTCTGATTTCTGGGATCTGCTCAACAAGTGCAACGCATCGTCGGAAATCGGCTGCGTCATGTGGAGCACCGAAGTGATGACCATAGATATTCTTTTTCAGTCCACATGCGATTGAGGCAAGAGTTGCGCTACTGATGCCGACATCGCCAGTTGATTGCCATTTCAAAACCTTCATAGCCAAATCTGACATTTCTTGTCTCCAATAAAAAACCGCCATCAGGCGTCTTGGTGTTCTTTCAGTTCTTCAATTCGAATATTGGTTACGTCTGCATGCGCTATCTGCGCCCATATCATCCAGTGGTTATAGCAGTCGTTGATGTCCTCTGCTTCGATAACCCTGTCAAATGGCTCTCCATTCCATTTACCTGTGACTCGGAAGTGCATTTATCATCTCCATAAAACAAAACTCGCCGTAGCGAGTTCAGATAAAAGAAATCCCCGCGAGTGCGAGGATTGTTATTCAGTGCCGATATTCACCTTTATCGCGAATACCTTTACCGGTTTATCGCCGAAGTGAGGATGTGTGATTGTCTTGATTTCATATCCGTCATACGGGACGTCAATTCTGCGGCTGGAATCGTCGCGCTTCGGATATCCCTTTGTGATAATCAGGCGGTCATACTCCCGGAACATAATTCGCTTATTCCAGTAGTCATTACACAGGCGATACTCTTCCGTTTTCTCCCCGCGAATCATGGCATCGAAGTATTCACCTTTGACGGCAAGTTGCAGGTTAGCCACGGTTAACCTCCTGCGGCGGTTCTGGTAGCGGCATCCAGTACAAGGCGTTCCCTAACCACGATAAAGTGCCGTCGCTCAACTCCACGTATTCCCCTTGTACCTGTCCTGCCATATACTCGCCGTGCTTTGAATAAATTAAAATCCAATCATCTTGAGCGGGCATTCGCTCACTACAGCTTATCCAACCATCCGGAGTTACCGGATAGTTGCCATTTACATCGAAGTTTGGCTCTGCGTCCTGAACCAGGAGAATGTAACCATTCTTGGCTGTATCAAGTTCTAACGCCTCGGTGACGGTGCCGAAATAGCGATTACCTAAATCAGCATCACAAGTGCTTACATCAATGGAAACTTCCATGCCTTCGATTAATTCTGGCAAGTTGTAAGTTTGGCTTACAGGTTGGCTACCCTGAAGCATGGCGGCGCGGTGACACCAGATAATCCAGCCAAGCGCCATATCCCATGCCATGTATTCTCTATCGCCATTTTTTGCCCTACGGCGATCTACAGATTCCCCGAAACGCTTCTCCATAAATAATTCATAGGCTGCTCGTTCATCCGATACTGCTGCCAGTGATGCCAGTGCAATTTTTAATGCGGTAAGCATGTTGTTTTGATCTTCATCGAGTCCGAACGGTATTTCATCCCGTGCTGACTCAATGCTGGTAATCGTGTTCTGTAACCATTCTTTGGTAAGAGTATTCATAACTATTTCACTTTAATCTCAATATTTCGCAGCTTTAGCTCTACTGGCAGGTCTGACTTTCCTGTTAATGCTAATGCGAGATTTTCAGGAGTAATGAGAGCAGTTATTGTTTTTCCCCTCGCCAGACGAATAATCATTCGTATCTCGCAATCGTCACATGCTCCCGGTCGAACAATTGAGATTTGTCCGTTCATCTCACTTCCCCTTCACACCAATGTTGGCGGCGGCGCGCTCGGCTTCACTTTGTTCCCAAAACCACTTGTGAAGCTCCATAAGCTTTTCGTCAATCGGTGCATATTTGCGATTAAAGTAGGCCTGAGCATCTTTCTCAGATTCGTCCGGCAATTCGCCTGGGCCAAACAGTGTGTTATAAATCCATGCCAGTCCGCTTTTAGCGTCGCCAGTTGCCTGCCATTCGATAATCGCAGCCTGCATGACCAGAATGTTTTTCCCGATTAACAGGTCCAGCTCTTTGAACCGGTTGCGGATGTATGCATTCTCGCTTTGTAATTTTGCGTTGCGCTTCTCTGCGGCTTCCAGCTCAACACGCAGCTTCCCTACAGTTAGCGCAATTTCCTCGTTCTCCTGATCGCGGCGTTTTATGTATTGCTGGTTTCTTTCCCGTTCATCCAGCAGTGCCAGCGCAACATTTGGATTAAAAGCAGCAATAAATTCAGCGTTTGCATAAGCCTGAACATCTGTTTCAACCAGGCAGTTAACATGACATTCCGCAATTACGCCACCTGGTTCTCCTTTCCATTTTTGACAAACAAAAACTCCTGTTAAATTGCCGTGCTGGTTAACAGATGTATGCCCTACGATGTAGCTCCCTTTGGTTGCCTGCTCTGCCGCCTCACGCAGTGCCTGATAATCAATCTTGCTCACTCTTCATCCTCCAAGTCGGCAACGGCGTCCACCACATCAGAACCGCGAATAACCTCAAAAGCACGGCAGGCCATTTGAAATACCAGTTGCTCTTGCGGGTGCGGAGACTCCCAATATTTGAAGCCTGGGCGATGCGTGTACCCCATCATTGAATAAAAATCACCAGCAAGCTTAATCGCGGCATCAACAAGCTCTCTGTTAGTCATTCTTTTTCCGCTCACTGGTTGCCTCCTGCTTTTCTGCCTTCAACACCATGCGAGAACCATCATCCAGCTCCCACGCTATCTCACCACCTTCAGCCATGACCAGTTTCCACACCAATTGAGCAGCCTCATTGGTAACATCACGACCTGGATCATTGCCAACGCGCATACGTCCACCTTCAACATCGCGCATTTTTGCCAGCATGATAGTTTTTGATAGCGGTGAAAAACCAAGCTGTAGTCGTGCCGAATTACTCACTGGTTACCTCCTTTGCGCAACATCGCATTCAGATATTTGTTGTCATTAACAGAACCGAAACTCTTTCTTTTAAGCAATTCCTCTCTCGATGGCATTGGCTTTACGCGTTGGCGAATAATCATTTCTGCCGGAAGAATGCTGGGATTGTATGCAAGTCCTCTCATGGTAAATTCCTCAGTCATTACTGATAGCGCCATAACGTGATCGGTAATTACGCAGGCGCGGGTCAATTTCAGGGAAGTGGGTATATGTGGCTTTGCGGAATGGTCGGATTGATGTCTGGTAAATTCGCTCGCGTTCTTCTTTCTCTGCAAGCCATATACAGTGGCGAAATTCCTTTTCCTCTTTCGTTTCCTGCGGTAGCGACATTATCCGGTCGTAGTTTTTCCTGAATTTATCCAGCACCTCCGATACGGAATTGCCGGAACAGCGGCGTGGGTCATCCGCACCATACAGAGGCGCTGGCATAATTAAATCCTTATTTTTCTAAATCAGAATGGGATGGAATCGTCGTATACAGGAGTGTTCTGCTGGTTACTACTTTGCTGCTGCGGGCCATTTCCTGAAGCTGCAAATCCAATCTTTGCATTCAGTAATTCAAGAGTGATTGATTGACCATTTTGCCCCTGATAAACATCAACCCTGATGTTTTCTCCGGTAATTTCCACAATGCCACCTTCAACAAGAACACTACGGTAGTAATCCGCTTGCGCTCCCGGCTTGGCAAATACAACGGCGCTGTAGTTTGTCCATTCTTTCTTTTTTGTCTGGCGATCGTAATACTGAACGCCAGCACGGATGTTGAATCCGATATTTTCCCCGGCCTGAAACTCTCTTGCGGGCTTGTTTAGTCTTACAGTAATCGAATGTGCCATTAAGCAGCCGCTCCTTCTAATTCGTCTCGTCTGATGTTGTAAACGCCCTGCGCTTTGTGCTGCTCCGGTGTGCCTTCGAGCATCTTCCACGCTTTGGCGAACGCCTGTTTAAGCTCTTCTACGGTGTTTTTCTGCATTGCTGCGTCAGTGAATGCTTTTAGAACCTGTTCAGGTGTAGGTGATGGCTTTGATTGCTTTGCTGCTGCGTTCTGCTGATGTTTATGCTCGTCTGTATCTGCATCTTTCGCATCATCAATGCCGAACAAACCATTGAGGCAATACTTGCGTGCATAAGAGCTTGTAGCTCCCGTAACTTGTGCAGAATCCATTCCTTTCTTGCTTTCTTCCTCTCGTGCAAGAGCGGTTGCCGTATGACTGTTTTCGCCATCGGTAATAGTTGCCGTGGCTTTCACGTAATACCGATCACCAATCAACACAACTTCATCGCTGATTGATAAAAACAGGCCATTCAGTAACGGCTTAACGCCTTCAAGAATGTCTTCGCAGCTTCTGTATTTATATTTGCCGAATGAGTTGTACTGATTCTTTGGCGCGTTCAGATTCTCCTGAATAGCTGCCAGTCTTGCGTAAAATTCTTTGCTCATATGATTGTTCTCAGAATGGACATGGCCCAAGGAAATAACGCTGATTTAATACTTCAGTCTTTGCCGCATTCAAAAATACGCGAACACCTTCACGATCTCCCTTCTGGCGATACATTAACGCCTGCTGCGTGTACATGCGTCTCTGTAACTTGCTCTCCTTCACTGTGGTTGCAAGTGACATGAATATCTCCTTCGTTACCGATTAATTCTTTCATCTGACGAATGAATTCTTCGTCTGACCAGTTATCTGTAAAACTCATTTCCTGCGATACCACGGAAGGTTGATAGCTGATTTCATCGCTTTATTTGCTTCAAGCCACATTTTTGAATCACCAATAAATCTGGCTATTACTGCTTTGTTTTGTGCAGCACGAAGCATCTGGTGATTGATGGCTATTTCATTGCGCATAATAAGACCTCAACTCTTTTCCATCCGTCACGTAATTTACGGGTGATTCGTTCAAGTAAAGATTCATTTAGTTGGAAGGCACCCATGCGAGCGCCTCCCGCGATTGCGTAAATCATGGGTGGTTCCTTATGTTGGTTTTATTAGTAGGTTATTTTTGTTGCGAATACTTCGCCTTTTACGATGGCTGTTATGATATTTTTAGCAACATCTTCTGATGCGCCAACCTTGATAAGGTCAGCAAGTATTTTGTTATTTACTTCTTTCCGGTGAGCTTTATCCTTTGCTCTACGCTCTTCTTCTTCCTTGATTCTTTTTTCTTCTGCTATTCTGGCTTGCTCTTTTGCTTCAGCCTCGCGCCTGATTCGTTCAGCCTCCTCCTGTGCTTTTCGGCGTTCTGCTTCAATTGCCGCCTGCTTTTCTCTTTCAGCTCGTTCTGCTGCCTCTTTTGCTTCGCGCTGTGCTCGTTGCTCGGCTTCAATGCGTTCACGCTCTGCACGTTCCGCTGCGGCCTTAGCTTCTGCTTCTCGCCTTGCTGCTGCTTCAATTTCGGCTTTTGCCTTTGCTTCGGCTTCTGCTCTGGCTTTCTCTTCAGCTTCTCTTTTTAAGCGTTCTTCATGCTCTCGCTTTTCCTGCTCCGCTTTGAGTCTTGCCTCTTCTCTTTGGCGGTCAAATTCGCGATCCATCAAAATCGCTATTTCATGGTCAGACTCAATTTGCTTTGCGAGAGCTTCAGCTGCTGCCTTAGCTTCTTCTTCGGCTTTAATCCGTGCCTGTTCTTCCTCATAATCAGTAAGAGGCTGGCGTGCCTTGGCTTTCAGCTCATCAAGGCGATCACGCACTGTCTTGCGGTTAGCATCAATTAGCTTTGGAATTTCCTTCAGTTCAGCAACAAGGTCTTTGCCAAGACCATCGAGATATGTTTTCGTCTGCGCAACTTTATACGCCAGAGAAGCGATCTCCTTTCTGCCCTTTGCCGTTGTGATATCAGGCACAAAGGACATAACTTCACGTTCAACCTTTTGAAGGATTTCTTCAATCTGGTCGGCAGACTGAAATACAGTCATTGCATTTGCTTTTTCAATAACAACTAAATCTGTTACTTCACTCATATATCCTCCATCAAAAAAAATTGCCCTCACACTGGAGGGCAAAGAAGATTTCCAATAATCAGAACAAGTCGGCTCCTGTTTAGTTACGAGCGACATTGCTCCGTGTATTCACTCGTTGGAATGAATACACAGTGCTTATTCGTCATGCATTTCAGGTAATTCTTCGTATTCGACGCCCCATACGTTTTCACACCAACTAACTCGCTCATATCTTTTACAGAAATCAGACCACATAACTTGTGTTTCATCATGGTTTGTTATTATTTCTGTAATATCACCAACACTAACAAAACTGGTATTAGAAGCAGTTATTTTTACTTTCATTACTCATCTCCAAGAGCTTTGCTAATTGCTGACTGTGCTTTCGATACTTCATCAGGATAATGGTCATTCCAGTTTTGCTTGTATGCCTTGTTTAGCATCGCTTTCATGGCATTTAAAAGGTCAGGTGCTGCCGCTATTAGATTGGCATCTTCAATGCATTGAACTTCCTCACAGATTGCAATATACGAACGCCAGCCTGCGCCATTTTCAAGTGAGTCTGCCTGGATGATTTTAATCTCATCGCCATCCATCATTATTTCCCACTTACCTTCAGTACCTTTAAATTCCATGTTAGCCTCTGTTGTTTATGCCAAAAATAAAAGCCACCGTCAGGCAGCCTTGTTGTAAATGTTGCAGGTATCAAGTAAGTAATTAGATGGAGCGCCATAAATTATGAATTCATCGTTTGTCGGGTCCATCTCCATCTCTTGGCCTATTGCCATTCTTGCGTCAGTGTCATCAGCGGCGAAGCATAAAACAGCCCACGCACCCATTGTTTTAAAAAGAACTGCAATTGGCTGTGGTTTTACTGAATTTGCGTTAGCGCGAAAATCACAAATCGCACTTTCATGAAATTCCATATCTCACCTCAATCGTAATAAGCTGGAATTGATTTTCCGCGTTGCTTCTGGCGGCCTGAGCATGTCACACCCATTTCACTCCGTGGCTTGCGGTAGTAAATACGGTTCTGTTTACGCTCGACTTCTTCTACCCTCTTGCAGAGAAGGCTTCCGAGTGATGCTGCTTTGTCTGCTCTGACGCAACCAGAGAGCTTTAGCGCAATTTTTCGCGCCAGTCGCTGTTCTTGCATTGCCTGCTCACGTTGAGCCTGTCTGCGTGCTCTGCGGCGATTTCTGGCGTTATCGTCAGCCAGATATGTAATGACTACTGTCATGTTGACCTCCGGGTAGGTGCACATCCTTGTGTGTCGATGATTATTTGTTTTTGCGTTCCCACATCCAGTCATCTACTTCAGACCAGATAGTGAAACCGAAGCAGATGGCGAATGTGGTAACTAAACCACCGAGAATTGGGTTGGTCATGATGTCTAACATTTTCTGTTCCTCAGATGATTAGCTTTGGTGGTGTGGTAGGTGGGAGACCCATTTCGACCCGCTTCGTCCGACTTCAATTCGGCAATAGTCCCGCAGGCCTCGCCGCTTTACGTGCGACATATTCCCGTCCATGAACCCTTCACCACACCCCAAAGCCAACTACTCTTTGGTTCCCGCATTTCGGCGGGACAATCCCATCAATGTTAAAGAGCCTGCCAATCTGTTCCGTTTGGCTTCCAGCGTCCTGCTGATGGCTAAAGAATACTGTAGGTATTTTATTGTGTAAATACCCAAGGTATTTATTTTTGGTGAAATAATGATAAGCAAATGAATACAAAGGATATTTATTTTTTCGGTGTCTGCTTGTTCAGTGCTTTTTATGCGGGATATGTGAAGTGGATCCCGATAGCTATTGCTGCCGGGATTATGGGTTAGTCAGCGAAGGTTAAGACGAGAATTACCTTAATGATGTCTGCTACAACAGACACGGCCATAGATAAACCAAAGACAATCCAAGCCATAGAGATGTCTTCACTACCATCGTATAGCGTTCCGTAATCACTGGTGTAAGGCGTAAATGTCGCGCCTTGATACAACAGGTATAAGCTTGAACCATAGAGGATAAATGCAGATATCCCTTGTATTGCTATGATCACCAGAATCATGAAACGAGCTGATCTATGCGCCCAAGCCTGGCTTATTTTTTCTGATAGAGATTTCGCAATAAAAGCATGCGCTAAGCCGTAAATTGTCGAGATTGCCAACATCCCAAAAAAGCTTGCTATAGCGGTTCCAACCATAAGCGCCCCTTGCGTGATCAAACCAGCCTTAGTTTTGTCTCAATTGCAACGCCTATAATCTTGCAGTTTCCATTGATTGGCACGAGAGGCCATGCAGGGTTAAGTCCCTTGAGGTATTTATTTCCGCCGTCGATTATCAGCTTCTTGAATGTTGCTTCGTTAGAGTCAGAAAGTTTTGCTATGACCAAGCTGCCGTTGATCGCCTCCCTTCCGGTATCGAAAAGAACGAATGTTCCCTCTGGAATGCTTAACCCAACCGGTGCCGTCATTGAATCACCTTCCACTTTAAGCCAGAACGCATTACCTTGAATATGCGCGTCAGACTCAAGCCAAACATCTATGTCTTTAATGGTGTATGGTTCGCATGCTTCACACCACGAGCCAGCCTGGATACTGCTTAACACCGGATACCTCTTTCCTGCTCTGTATTCCCCTGCATACCTTACGTTGGCATCGCTCTTAAGGCTTTCTGCCTGTTCTGCAACCTTGGCAGCAATTGACTGGCTAAAATCAGCAATTGAGACTTGCAACAGTCGTGCAAAACCAGATGCAACCTCAACGTTTAGCGCGTTTCTGCCATTAAGATAATGCCCTACCGCTCCTTGGGTGATACCCAGTTCATCAGCGATTGAGTATTGGGTTATTCCCAATTCTTTCTTTTTTGACTCATACAAAGCCTTAAGCCGCTTAGCGTCTTCGAGCTGTTCTGTCGTCAGTGATTTTTTATTTTCCATAGCTTAATTCTAATAACTAAGGTACTTAAACTAAAAATACCCTGAGTATTGATTGCTTTGAATACCTGTAGTATTCTTTGTTCATGGTTAATAACGGAGAGTGCATATGATTCGAATGACACTTGCCGATTACGCCAAAATCCATGGACAGGCTAAAGCAGCCAGTGACTTTGGTGTAATCCAGTGCGCTATCAGCAAGGCCATTCTGGCAGGCCGTAACATTATGGTTACGGTAAAGCCTGATGGCAGTGTGATTGGAGAGGAAGTTCGTCCTTTCCCAAGCAACAAGAAAAACAAATAGTAACACCGCTCTTTAACAGTCATGGTCCTCATTCCCGCCGAAATGCGGGAATACAACGCGCATCAGTTGGTGCGCATAACTTCTTATTTGTTAAGGAAATACTTACATATGCAACTTACAAGTACTCGCAAGAAAGCGAATGCAATTACAAGCAACATCCTAAATCGAATTGCTGTACGTGGTCAGCGAAAGGTTGCTGATGCATTAGGGATCAATGAATCGCAAATTTCGCGATGGAAAGACAGCTTTATCCCAAAGATGGCCATGCTTCTGGCTGTACTGGAGTGGGGTGTTGAAGACGAGGAATTAGCGGAGCTGGCAAAGAAAGTAGCCATGGTGCTGACAAAAGAAAAGCCTCAAGACTGCGGCAACAGTTTTGAGGCCTGATGTAGAAAGACTGGATCAATCCACAGGAGTCATTATGACAAAACAACTCAGTCCTTACCAGGACAAAATTCACAAACACATACTACGTGATCGCTTCCTGTCCAGCTTCAAGCAGCCTGGTCGATTCCGGGCTGAGTTGGAAAAAGTGAAGCTGATGCAGAAGGAGAAAGGTCATGAGTAATCTTGCAACCGTAACACATTTAAGGCCTTCACAACGGCCTGTGGAGCGTCGTGTGGCAGAAGTTGAAGATGGTTATACCCGTCTTGCAAATGCCCTGTATGAAGAGCTTATCGGCGCAGATTTAACGAAAAATCAGAGCAAGGTTGCCCACGCCATATGCCGTAAAACATACGGCTACGGTAAAAAGATGGATCGCATCTCTGATAGTCAGTTAGCTCAAATTACCAGGCTGCCAAGACAGAAGGTAAACAAGGCCAAGAATGAGCTTATCGCGATGAAGGTTATCCTTCGCGAAGGCCAGCAAATCGGGCCTAACAAGAACATCGAGGAATGGCAAATCGAAGGGTGTCACTACTCTGGTGATAATGTCACTACATTGGTGACAAAAAGTGTCACCAAAACGGTGACAGCGCTGTCACCAAAACAGGGACACACAAAAGAAACTATTACAAAAGAAAAAAGAAATAATAAAAACACTATGTCCGAAAGTGTTCGGACGGAGTGTGAAAAATCATCTGACCGTCACGAAGAAACCGACAAGGCATTCGAGGAAATATTCTGGTGTGCAGGCATGCGGAAAGCCGGGAAGAAAAACGCAGTTTCAGCATTCAGAACACAGTTCAGGGAATGGCGTAAAACTACCAGTGGTACGGCAAGCGAGTTTGCCACGATGCTGGCAGAAGACATCGCATGCAGGAATGGTAAGCAGTTCGGATTCGACAGGTTGTTACCATCGAGCTACCTGAACGGTCAACGCTGGAACGACGAGAAGCCAGAAACTATTCAACCACAATCCAAACCATTATCCGCAATCACCGTATCGAAAACTGGCTACGTGTTTTTCGACAGGTGAACCATGAAATCAAAAATCAAATCGCTACTGGTCGCTGGTTATAACCACGGCTGGTTAAGTATTTCGTTTGTCGATTTCTGGTTTAAAAATCTCAATCTGAGGGAATCATGACGCCAAGTGAACTCAGCGACCTGCTTTGGTCGCAGGTTGACAGGGTGGCTCCGCACCTGTTGCCAAACGGCAAAAAAGAGGGGCATGAGTGGGTTGCCGGTAACGTCAACGGTGACAAGGGAAACAGCCTTAAGGTCAACCTTAGCGGCAAGAAAAAATGGGCTGATTTCGCTGAGGGAGACGGCGGTGACATGCTTGATTTGTGGATGGCATGTCGAGGAATTAACCTGCATCAGGCTATGCAGGAAGCGAAAGCATTTCTCGGTATCAAGGATGACGATCACCATTTCGATGCCAAACGTGAGAAGAAATTCTCCAGACCTGATCGCAAGAAAATCGCCCGCTACGTTACCAGAACAGAATCCCATCTTGAGTACCTGCAATCGCGTGGCATATCGCCAGAAGTCGTAAAGCGCTACGAGGTTGTCAGCGGCAAGGTGTGGAATGGAGAACGAGAACTGGATGCTCTGGTGCTTCCGTACAAACGCGATGGTGAGTTGTTGCAGGTCAAGCGAATCAGCACTGAGCGCCCGGACGGGAAGAAAGTCATTATGGCAGAAGGTGATTGCGAACCTTGTCTGTTCGGATGGCAGGCTCTGGACGCTGGCGTGAGGGCGGTTGTACTTTGCGAAGGCGAAATTGATTGTATGAGCTATGCGCAATACGGCATCTCGGCGTTATCCGTGCCGTTTGGTGGCGGGAAAGGTGCTAAGCAACAGTGGATTGAGTTTGAGTATCACAACCTCGACAGGTTTGAGGAAATATTCATCTCGATGGACGTTGATGATGTTGGTCGTGAAGCCGCAAGGGAAATCGCAAGCCGACTCGGTGAACATCGTTGCCGTCTTGTTACTCTGCCGTACAAAGACATCAACGAATGCCTGATGAACGGTGTTACCGAGGATGAAATCTGGCAGTACATCGGCACGGCATCCTACTTCGATCCTGAAGAACTCTACAGCGCGCGAGAGTTTTACCAGGACACTATCAACGCTTTCTACGGCAAGCAGCAGTATCTGTTTAATCCACCGTGGGAATCTCTGGCAGATAAATTCCAGTTCCGTGAGGCCGAGTTGACGCTGGTCAATGGTGTGAACGGTCACGGAAAAACGGAGGTTGTCGGGCATATGGCACTTGAGGCAATGCGTCAGGGTGTAAAGACCTGCATTGCATCACTTGAGCTGAAGCCAGGCATTCTCCTTAAGCGACTTACCCGTCAGGCAACGTGCTGCAAGATGCCGCCAGTGCTGGAAATTGACTCTGCATTTAAATTTTATGACGAAAGACTTTGGGTGTTTGGCCTGACCGGAACGGCGAAAGCCGACAGGCTGATCGAAATATTCGACTACGCTCGCCGCCGATACGGCATCCAGTTATTCATCATCGACAGCCTGATGAAATGTGGCATAGGCGACGATGACTATAACGGGCAGAAGGCGTTTGTTGACTCGATTTGCGACTTCAAAAACAAAACAAACTCCCACGTCATTCTCGTTACTCACTCGCGAAAAGGAGACAGCGAAGAAAAACCAACCGGGAAAATGGACGTAAAAGGCTCTGGAGCGATAACAGACCTGACAGACAACCTTTTCATCATCTGGCGTAACAAGGCTCGCGAGAGAGCGTTACAGAGAGTTCAGAGTGGTGAAAAGATGTCAGAGAAGGACGAACAGCTACTGGCATCTCCGGCATCTGTTTTGATGCTTGAAAAACAACGTAACGGCGAAGGTTGGGAAGGTGGTGTCCCGTTGTTCCTTGATGAACAATCGCACCAGTTCCTGCAACTTGAATCAGGATCGCCATATAGCTACATCGCCAATATGCCGAAATCGGAATATGACGAGGCGTGGCGACAGGAAAACGTGACGGAGTATTAAATGACCATCTACATCACTGAGCTTGTAACAGGCCTGCTGGTAATCGCAGGCCTTTTTATTTGGGGGAGAGGGAAGTCATGAAAAAACTAACCTTTGAAATTCGATCTCCAGCACATCAGCAAAACGCTATTCACGCAGTACAGCAAATCCTTCCAGACCCAACCAAGCCAATCGTAGTGATCATTCAGGAGCGCAACCGCAGCTTAGACCAGAATCGAAAGCTTTGGGCTTGCCTTGGTGACGTTTCGCGTCAGGTTGAATGGCATGGTCGCTGGCTGGATGCAGAAAGCTGGAAGTGTGTGTTTACCGCAGCATTAAAGCAGCAGGACGTTGTTCCTAACCTTGCCGGGAATGGCTTTGTGGTAATAGGCCAGTCAACCAGCAGGATGCGTGTAAGCGAATTTGCGGAGTTATTAGAGCTTATACAGGCATTCGGTACAGAGCGTGGCGTTAAGTGGTCGGACGAAGCGCGACTGGCTCTGGAGTGGAAAGCGAGATGGGGAGATCGGGCTGCATGACTATCAAATCAAATACGCCAGCACACGACAAGGACTGCTGGCAAACGCCGCTTTGGCTTTTTGATGCACTGGATATTGAGTTTGGATTCTGGCTGGATTCTGGCTGGATTCGGCAGCGAGCGACAAAAATGCTCTGTGTGCTCACTGGCTAACTGAGGCCGACGACGCGCTCAATTCTGAGTGGGTAAGCCACGGTGCAATCTGGAATAACCCACCGTACAGCAATATCAGGCCGTGGGTGGAAAAAGCCGCTGAGCAGTGCATACAACAGCGACAGACGGTAGTGATGCTTGTGCCAGAGGATATGTCAGTCGGATGGTTCAGCAAGGCTCTGGAGAGTGTCGACGAAGTTCGCATTATCACTGATGGACGGATTAATTTTATCGAACCATCGACAGGGCTGGAGAAGAAGGGAAACAGCAAAGGCTCCATGCTGCTGATTTGGCGACCGTTCATCAGTCCTCGACGGATGTTTACCACCGTATGCAAAGCGGCATTGATGGCGATCGGGCAGGGCGTCAGGAGGGCGGCATGAGACGACAGCGACGAAGTATCACCGACATAATCTGCGAAAACTGCAAATACCTTCCAACGAAACGCTCCAGAAATAAACGCAAGCCAATCCCAAAAGAATCTGACGTAAAAACCTTCAACTACACGGCTCACCTGTGGGATATCCGGTGGCTAAGACATCGTGCGAGGAAAACAAGGTGATTGACCCAAATCGAAGTTACGAACAAGAAAGCGTCGAGCGGGCTTTAACGTGCGCTAACTGCGGTCAGAAGCTGCATGTGCTGGAAGTTCACGTGTGTGAGCACTGCTGCGCAGAACTGATGAGCGATCCGAATAGCTCAATGTACGAGGAAGAAGACGATGAATGATGTTAAAGAAAAAGATATCCCCGGCTTTGAGGGTATATATAAAGTAACTGAAAATGGAGACATCATTTCATGCCGTAAATCAAAAAAATTATCTCATGGCATTAAACCAGGAGGATATGCATTTGTCGGTCTGTATCCAGGTGGCGGGAAAAGACCATCATATAAAATGGTTCACAGAATTGTTGCAGAAGTATTTATTGATAACCCAGATGGCAAACCGGAAGTTAATCACAAGGATGGAAATAAACTTAATAATAAAGTTGAAAATCTTGAGTGGGTAACGCGAACAGAAAATGCGAAACATGGATTTGATTCCGGGTTGCTTGTTCATGGTTTTAATCATCACTTCTGCAAACTAACGCCAGAACAAGTGAAATCAATATATAAATCAAAAGGCAAATACAGAGATATAGCCAAAGAATTTGGTGTTTGTGCGCAGACAGTGTGCAACATAAAAAACAAATCAGCGTACCGACGTTTTTTGGAGGGGATTGATGTTTAGAAGCAAAAAATGGCTTCAGGCAGTCAGGGATATTGAATTTTGCGTTCTTTGCGGAAGATACGGAGTTCAGGCCGCTCACAGAAATGAAGGGAAGGGGGTTGGGATTAAAGTAGATGATTGCCTTACTGCTGCGCTATGTGTTGATTGTCATTCAAGAATTGATAATGGGAGAGATATGAGCAGGGAAGAGCGAAGGGCTGAAATGGAGCGGGCCATTGTGCTTACCCTTAAAAAATTGGTTAACAATGGGAGGGTGTTTGTCCAATGAACGAATATCAGTTTGTGCTTCCATACCCGCCGTCGGTGAATACCTACTGGCGAAGACGGGGAAGCCAATACTACATCAGCGATAAAGGCCAGAAATACCGAAAAGACGTTCAGCAAATCATCCGCCAACTCAAGTTAGACATTTTCACCAAATCACGACTCCGCATCAAAGTCATCGCAGACGTTCCAGACTCCCGCCGCCGCGACCTCGATAACATCCTGAAAGGTTTACTCGATTCCCTTATCCACGCCGGATTTGCGGAAGACGACGAGCAATTCGATGACATTCGCGTAATTCGTGGTGTGAAAGTACCAGGCGGACGGCTTGGAATAAAAATCACCGAACTGGAGAACGCATGAACGCCACAATTCAAACGATACCAGAGCTTCTTATCCAGACACGAGGCAATCAGACCGAGGTGGCGAGGATGCTTTCCTGTGCAAGAGGAACAGTGCTCAAGTACAACCGAGACAGCAAAGGTGAGCGTCACGTAATAGTTAACGGCGTCCTGATGGTCAAACAGGGCAAGAGGGGAAGACGATGAGCATAAGAGAACTAAACCTCACCAAAGAACAGCACGAGTGGCTGAATGGCTGGCTTGAACTGTGGGGCGCATGGGTTTATTCAGGTCGTCTGGAAAAGCGCATGAGCAGCGTAATAGCGAAGTTCATGGAGAGCGTAGAGCCGGGAAGAATTATGACAAGGCCAATGTGCAATGATGATGACGGAATGTTGATTTCTCAGGTCGTCGATTCCGTCATGTACATTGACAAGAAAGCCTTTGGCATCCTCCTCAGCTACTACGCTCATGGATCTTCCAAGCATGCCATTGCATCTTACTATCATCGTGTCGCAAGACCTCGCAAGATGTTATGCCGTGGCGGCGGGCGTATTCAAAAACCATCGCTCGCAACCTGTCGCCGGGAAGTTGACGAAATCCTCAATGCTTCGTTGTTTATGATTTACCCGGTTCTGGATAGTGCGTTTAAAAACCGGAAACGTGTAGAGAAAATTAAACATGTAGCATAGAACGTGTTGACATCATTGAGCAAATGAGCAACACTATTCGCATAAGCTGCCGTTAGTGACTCTTAAGTTGCAACGGTGGCTTTTTTTGTTTGCACAACAGGTAAGAGCATTGAACCCGCAGACCTCGCGGAATTGGTGAAAGGTGCCGCGCAGTGCTCTTATCGTTGTGGTGAAGCTCAATGGCGAGCTAGCAGATAGGCGACAGTGAAAATACTAGTCATGTAGCTGACCGCCGCGCGTACTGCAATCGGCAGCGCACCGATGGAAGCCGGTTCGATTCCGGCCGCCACAATCCAAACTGAGCCGTAGCCACTGGCTATCCTGAATTCATCAGTGATAGTTACGCTGCGGCCTTCTACACATGATCTTCGTGAAAGTGGGAGGCATGAGGTTGCGCTAACAACCTCCTGCCGTTTTGCCCGTGCATATCGGTCACGAACAAATCTGATTACTAAACACAGTAGCCTGGATTTGTTCTATCAGTAATCGACCTTATTCCTAATTAAATAGAGCAAATCCCCTTATTGGGGGTAAGACATGAAGATGCCAGAAAAACATGACCTGTTAGCCGCCATTCTCGCGGCAAAGGAACAAGGCATCGGGGCAATCCTTGCGTTTGCAATGGCGTACCTTCGCGGCAGATATAATGGCGGTGCGTTTACAAAAACAGTAATCGACGCAACGATGTGCGCCATTATCGCCTGGTTCATTCGTGACCTTCTCGACTTCGCCGGACTAAGTAGCAATCTCGCTTATATAACGAGCGTGTTCATCGGCTACATCGGTACTGACTCGATTGGTTCGCTTATCAAACGCTTCGCTGCTAAAAAAGCCGGAGTAGAAGATGGTGGAAATCAATAATCAACGTAAGGCGTTCCTCGATATGCTGGCGTGGTCGGAGGGAACTGATAACGGGCGACAACCGACACATAACCACGGTTATGACGTTATTGTTGGTGGTGAACTATTCACTGATTACTCCGATCACCCTCGCAAACTTGTCACGCTAAATCCGAAACTCAAGTCAACAGCTGCAGGCCGTTATCAACTTCTTTCCCGTTGGTGGGATGCCTACCGCAAGCAGCTTGGCCTGAAAGACTTCTCTCCCAAAAGCCAGGATGCTGTGGCATTGCAGCAGATTAAAGAGCGTGGCGCTTTACCGATGATTGATCGCGGTGATATCCGTCAGGCTATCGATCGTTGCAGCAATATCTGGGCGTCGTTACCTGGTGCAGGTTACGGTCAGTATGAACATAAAATCAGTGACCTGATTTCCCGGTTTAAAGAGGCAGGTGGGGTGGTAAATGAAGTTGAGCTATAAGCTGGTTATCGCTGCATTCTTCTTTACTGTCATTGGTTCTTTCATCTGGTCTGCCAACCACTACTACAGCAAATATCAGCACGAAAAGAAACGTGCTGATGAGGCTGTACAAAATGCTGAATCTGCAACAGCCATTACCCGTAACGTCCTGCAATCACTGCAACTCGTCAATACAGTTATAGAGGTTAACCAGCATGCAAAACAGCAGATCGCACTGGAGTCACAGAGAACCCAGAAAGATATCAAAGTGGCTGTTGCGGATGATGATTGTGCTGCAGGCCTTGTGCCTGCTGCCGCTGCTGAGCGGTTGCGGAAGTACGCGAACAGTTTACGTGAGCATTCCGGTGGTTCCGTTACCAGCCACCCTGACGGCTGAAACGCCTTATCCTGACATTCCGGATAATATGACATGGGGTAATAGTCTTAATTTAAATGTCAGTCTGCTATCGGCACTTGGCCAGTGCAATCGGGATAAGGCTGATATCAGGCAGGCTGAGAAAAAAAGAGCGGGCTTCTAAGCCCGCATTATGGTGAATATTATGATTTTAAAGTACCCACCAGCGGATCGATTCCGTGGGTATGGTTGCAGCCTCGACTTGATGAACAATTCCCAACTCGGAGGCCCTTCCGGGATGAAGGATGGTTGCCGAAGTGATCAAATCCTTCCAATCAGCAATCTCACTTGGATTTTTCTTTTTTGTTTCAATATCCATGATTTGAATAAATCGATTTAGATCGTCATCGAGGCATGAAGCCCATTCTCTCAATCGTAGGTGATCTGCGCTGGGTGCGGCGAACCCCCAATGCAGTGGGTGAAGAAGGAAGCGAGAAAGTGGGTTGGCAGTTCGCACTTCTCCAGCCATATAGATCACGTTTGCGATTGATTCAACATTACTGAGGTTATGCGTAGTAACCTTTACACCAAGTGACTTTAAAAAATTGTAAGCAGTAAAGCCTGAAACTGTATCTCCACCTTTGCTGGAAATATAGAGCTTAATTTCTGTTGCTGGTTGATTAGTATTTGAAACTGCTTTTAAGCAGACATCCATCAGATTAGTTACAGAGGCAACTGTAACATCTGTCAAAAAATGTACCGTATGGATCATTTTTACTCCTCAATGGCAGGTCGCTAATGCAACAGGAAATGCAAATAATCGAATGTTATTAGAGCATCAAAGTAGAGCCTAGCTCTGTGGCGTGCTTAAGCATTTTGCTTCGTAATGTACCCTCATGGAAAACATAGCGAATAACATAATGAGCTTATCGCGTAAGCTTGTAGAGGATCCCGTGAAACTTACAACCCTAGTTTCTGCTCCGTAAACCCCAAGCTTAAAATCTCTAATGGGGGTCAAGCTATCAGGGTAACCGTGCTCCATTAGACTTGTTAAGGAGTCAATCTCACTGTTAGTGATGTCAGAGTTGTTAATTTGATGTGAACGTTTGTTTCTGAAGTTGTTGAACCTTCGAATAAATTTGTTTAGCTCTGAGCTCATCCCATAGTTCATCGCAAGCTGAGCTTTAATGGCAAAATCCATGTTGATATTTTCGCCAAAACCGCTGAAGAAATCCCTGTTACCAGAGGCACAGATAATCCAAGCTTCCAAGATTTGTTCAATCAAAAGGTGAGTGCGGAGATAGATACCAATGTCATCTTGGGACCGAACTATAGTCATTATTCTATCGGGTTGATGGGATGCTAAAGTCAACTCTTCAAAATGAGTAAAATCAAACATATTGATTCCTTGTAGAGGCTATTTTGTTGCTAATATCTTGTAAATTTGAACGTTTACTATCGATTTGTCTAACAAAAAAATCCTGAGGTTTTTATGGCAAAACCGTAGTGGAATACGCTTCGATTCTGAAAAGGATGCCACATATCGCACGTGAACCAACCAAGAGTATTATGCAATGCCCTCACGAACCCCAAAAGCCTGCCGTGTTCGCGGCTGCCGCTCTACAACCACAGACCCTTCAGGCTACTGCGAAAGCCACAAAAGCGAAGGCTGGAAGCAATACAAACCTGGACAATCCCGTCATCAGCGCGGCTACGGTTCGAAGTGGGACAGTATTCGCGCGCGTGTCCTGAAGCGTGACAAAGGCCTGTGTCAGTTATGTCTGCGTGCTGGTGTGGTGCGTGAGGCGAAGACCGTTGACCACATCATCCCTAAATCGCATGGCGGCACTGATGTCGACAGTAATCTGCAGAGTTTGTGCTGGCCGTGTCATAAGGCGAAGACGGCCCGTGAACGGTTGAAGTGATAATAATTCTCAACTGCCTGAGGGGAGGGGCGGGTCAAATCCCTGCGGCCTGGCGTCTTCCGGACTGCCCGCCCCATCGTTTTTTTATACCCGCGAAAAATGAAATTTAACCAGGAGTGCCGCATATGGCTGGAACGGCGGGGCGTTCCGGGCGTCGCCCCAAGCCAACGGCGCGCAAGGCGCTGGCCGGAAACCCCGGCAAGCGAGCCCTGAATAAAGATGAACCTGTTTTTACGCCCATCAAAGGTGTTGAGCCACCGGAGTGGTTCGCTGAAGAAGATCTCCCTCTCGCTACGATCATGTGGCAACTGACAACTAAAGAACTCTGCGGTCAGGGCCTGCTGTGCGTGACTGACCTTGCGGTGCTTGAGCGGTGGTGCGTGGCCTACGAGTTCTGGCGACGTGCCGTGAAAAATATTGCCAGACAGGGCAACACCATCACCGGTGCAATGGGCGGTATGGTCAAAAATCCGGAGCTGACTGCCAAAAAAGAACAGGAGTCCGAGATGAGCAGTACGGGGGCAATGCTCGGACTCGACCCCAGCAGCCGCCAGCGTCTGATTGGCCTGGCGGGGAAGAAGAAAGCCACTAACCCGTTTCTGAAAATCATCGAATCATGAGCCGGAAATCTTACCCCAACGTAAATGCTGCAAATCAGTATGCCCGGGATGTCGTCCGCGGAAAGATTGTTGCCTGCCAGTTTGTGATTCAGGCCTGCCAGCGCCATCTTGATGACCTGATGGCGGAAAAAAGTAAGTCGTTTCGTTACCGCTTCGACAAGGACCTGGCTGAACGGGCCGCGAAATTTATTCAGCTGTTGCCGCACACCAAGGGGGAGTGGGCATTCAAACGGATGCCCATCACGCTGGAGCCGTGGCAGCTATTTGTGATCTGCTGTGCGTTTGGCTGGGTCAATAAAGGCACCCGGTTGCGCCGCTTCCGGGAGGTGTACACCGAAATCCCCCGTAAGAACGGCAAATCAGCAATCTCTGCCGGTGTTGCCCTGTATTGTTTTGCCTGTGATAACGAGTTTGGCGCGGAAGTGTATTCCGGTGCCACGACAGAGAAACAGGCGTGGGAAGTCTTTCGCCCGGCGCGACTGATGTGTAAACGCACACCCATGCTGACGGAAGCGTTCGGGATTGAGGTTAACGCCTCAAACATGAACCGTCCGGAGGATGGCGCGCGGTTTGAACCGCTGATCGGCAACCCAGGTGATGGTTCATCACCCCACTGTGCCGTGGTTGATGAATATCACGAGCATGCCACCGATGCGCTTTATACCACAATGCTTACCGGGATGGGGGCGCGACGTCAGCCACTGATGTGGGCCATCACCACCGCCGGGTACAACATTGAGGGGCCGTGCTACGACAAGCGGCGGGAAGTCATCGAGATGCTCAACGGCTCGGTGCCTAACGATGAACTGTTCGGGATCATCTATACCGTTGATGAAGGTGACGACTGGACCGACCCGCAGGTGCTGGAAAAAGCCAATCCAAATATTGGCGTGTCGGTTTATCGCGAATTTTTGTTAAGTCAGCAGCAGCGTGCGAAAAATAACGCCCGTCTGGCAAACGTCTTTAAAACAAAACACCTCAATATCTGGGTGTCGGCGCGTTCGGCGTATTTCAACCTGGTGAGCTGGCAGAGCTGCGAGGATAAATCACTGACTCTTGAGCAGTTCGAGGGGCAGCCGTGCATTCTGGCCTTTGACCTGGCGCGTAAGCTGGATATGAACAGCATGGCGCGACTTTATACCCGCGAGATTGACGGTAAAACGCATTACTACAGTGTGGCCCCGCGTTTCTGGGTACCGTATGACACGGTGTACAGCGTCGAGAAAAATGAAGATCGCCGGACAGCCGAACGCTTTCAGAAATGGGTGGAAATGGGCGTTCTGACCGTTACCGATGGTGCAGAGGTGGATTATCGCTACATCCTCGAAGAGGCCAAAGCGGCGAACAAAATCAGCCCGGTCAGTGAGTCACCCATCGACCCTTTCGGAGCGACCGGGCTGTCACATGACCTTGCTGATGAAGACCTGAATCCCGTTACTATCGTCCAGAACTTCGCCAATATGTCCGACCCGATGAAAGAGCTGGAGGCAGCGATTGAATCGGGACGCTTTCATCATGACGGCAATCCCATCATGACCTGGTGTATCGGCAATGTGGTCGGCAAAAACATGCCAGGTAACGATGATTTAGTGAAGCCCGTCAAAGAGCAGGCGGAAAACAAAATCGATGGTGCAGTTGCGCTGATTATGGCGGTTGGCAGAGCCATGCTGTACGAGAAAGAAGACACGCTGTCTGACCACATTGAGTCCTATGGGATCCGCTCGCTTTAACTGAGGTAATTATGATCATGCTGATTCTCGCGCCTCTGGTGGGCGTGCTGGGGGCGCTTTTGCTGGCGTATGGTGCCTGGCTGATTTATCCCCCGGCGGGGTTTGTTGTTGCCGGGGCGTTGTGTCTGTTCTGGTCGTGGCTGGTGGCGCGATATCTCGACCGTACACAGTCGTCTGTCGGCGGAGGTAAATAGTGTTCTTTTCGGGATTATTTCAACGAAAAAGTGACGCACCGGTGACCACGCCAGCAGAGCTGGCGGATGTTATCGGGTTGTCCTACGACACCTATACCGGAAAGCAGATCAGCAGCCAGCGGGCCATGCGACTGACGGCGGTTTTTTCCTGTGTCAGGGTGCTGGCGGAGTCGGTCGGGATGTTGCCCTGCAACCTGTATCACCTGAACGGCAGTCTGAAACAGAGAGCCGCTGGCGAACGTCTGCATAAGCTGATCTCCACGCATCCCAATGGCTATATGACGCCGCAGGAGTTCTGGGAGCTGGTGGTCACCTGTCTGTGCCTGCGGGGAAACTTTTACGCCTACAAAGTGAAAGCATTTGGCGAAGTGGCTGAACTGCTGCCCGTCGATCCCGGCTGTGTGGTACCGAAGCTTAACAGTAGCTGGGAGCCGGTCTATCAGGTCACATTCCCGGATGGCTCCACGGATGTACTGAGCCAGGAGGATATCTGGCATGTGCGCACGCTGACGCTGGACGGACTGGTGGGGCTGAATCCCATCGCCTATGCCCGCGAGGCAATATCGCTGGCGGCAGCGACCGAAGAGCACGGGGCCAGACTGTTCAGCAATGGCGCGGTGACGTCGGGTGTGTTGCGTACAGAGCAGACGCTGTCAGATCAGGCTTATGAGCGCCTGAAGAAAGATTTTGAGGAGCGTCACACCGGGCTTGGCAATGCTCACCGCCCGATGATCCTTGAGATGGGGCTGGACTGGAAGTCGATGGCGCTGAACGCCGAGGACAGCCAGTTCCTGGAAACCCGCAAGTTTCAGCTTGAAGAAATCTGTCGTCTGTTCCGGGTGCCGTTGCACATGGTGCAGAACACCGATCGCGCCACCTTCAACAATATCGAAGAGCTGGGGCTGGGATTTATCAACTATTCACTGGTGCCGTATCTGACCCGCATCGAACAGCGGATCAACACCGGACTGGTACGAAAAAGTAAGCAGGGCGTTTATTACGCCAAATTTAACGCCGGGGCGTTACTGCGCGGGGATATGAAGTCCCGTTTTGAAGCCTACGCCACCGGGATCAACTGGGGAATTTACTCTCCCAATGACTGCCGCGACCTGGAAGATATGAATCCACGACCCGGTGGTGATGTCTATCTCACACCGATGAACATGACCACGAAACCCTCCGATGGCAGTAAAGCCGGTAAGCAGAAGGATAACGCCAATGCAGACGAAACAACGTCTTGATGTACCGCTGAGTCTGAAATCTGTCAGTGACTCCGGTGAGTTTGAAGGGTATGGCTCCGTCTTTGGTGTAAAGGACAGCCACGATGATGTGGTGATGTCCGGGGCATTTGCTGCTTCCCTGCGGGCGTGGAGTGACAGAAAAGCGTTACCTGCGCTGCTCTGGCAGCACCGCATGGATGAACCCATCGGTGTTTACACCGAAATGAAGGAAGACGATGTCGGGCTTTACGTCAGGGGACGGTTGCTTATTGATGATGATCCCCTCGCAAAACGCGCACATGCACACATGAAGGCCGGTTCGTTAACCGGCCTTTCTATTGGGTACGTCCTGAAAGACTGGGAATACGACCGGAGCAAAGAAGCCTTTCTGCTGAAAGAAATCGACCTCTGGGAAGTCAGCCTGGTGACGTTCCCGTCTAACGACGAGGCGCGGATCAGCGACGTCAAGAACGCACTGGCCCGCGGGGAAATCCCCGAACAGAAAAAAATCGAAAGAGTCCTGCGTGATGTCGGACTCTCCCGTACCCAGGCCAAAGCATTCATGGCCGGGGGCTATGGCGCACTGTCCCTGCGCGACGCTGAGGATGTGGGCTCTGCACTGAATGCACTGAAAAATCTGAACTTCTAATCAGGAGAAATACGATGGCGGTTGATATTAAAGATGTCGAACAGGTCGCGCAGGAGCTGCAGCAGAAGTTTGACGACTTCAAAGCAAAGAACGACAAGCGCGTGGATGCGATTGAGCAGGAAAAAGGCAAGCTTGCCGGGCAGGTGGAAACCCTGAACGGGAAACTCAGCGAGCTGGAAAATCTCAAAAGCGACCTTGAAAAAGAGCTGCTTGAGCTGAAACGTCCGGCAGGTGGAGCGCAAAATAAACTGGCCACCGAGCATAAAGAGGCGTTTGTGGGCTTCCTGCGTAAAGGCCGTGAAGACGGTCTGCGCGATCTGGAGCGTAAGGCATTGCAGGTGGGTACCGATGAAGACGGTGGCTACGCCGTGCCGGAAGAACTGGATCGCAACATTCTTAACCTGCTGAAAGATGAAGTGGTGATGCGTCAGGAAGCCACGGTGATCACCGTTGGCGGTTCCGACTACAAAAAACTGGTGAATCTGGGCGGTACGGCTTCCGGATGGGTGGGGGAAACGGATACGCGATCCCAGACTGCCACCTCCAGACTGGAGCTGATTGAACCTCTCATGGGGGAAATCTACGGCAACCCGCAGGCTACCCAGAAAATGCTGGACGATGCCTTCTTCAACGTGGAGGCCTGGATCAACAGCGAGCTGGCAACCGAATTTGCCGAACAGGAAGAAATTGCCTTTACCTCAGGCAATGGCACCAAGAAGCCGAAAGGGTTCCTGGCGTATGAATCCACTGATGAAACCGACAAGGTCCGGGCGTTCGGCAAACTTCAGCATATTGTATCCGGCGAAGCGACCGCGGTGACCGCAGACGCCATTATCAAACTGATTTACACGCTGCGTAAGGCACACCGCACTGGCGCGAAGTTCATGATGAACAACAACAGCCTGTTTGCCATACGTCTGCTGAAAGACACCGAGGGTAACTATCTGTGGCGTCCGGGGCTGGAACTGGGGCAGCCGTCCTCTCTGGCGGGTTACGGTATCGCTGAAAACGAACAGATGCCGGATATCGCCGCTGATGCGAAAGCCATTGCATTTGGTAACTTCAAACGGGGTTACACCATCGTTGACCGTATCGGCACCCGCATTCTGCGTGACCCGTACACCAATAAACCGTTTGTCGGTTTTTATACCACCAAGCGCACCGGCGGGATGCTGGTCGATTCGCAGGCCATCAAACTGCTGAAGATTGCAGCGGCGTAATCACTCAGGGGCGCGGAACCGCGCCCCCTGTTCTGACGGGTGAAGAATCATGATCCTGAAACAAGATCTGAAATGGTCACCGGACGGTATGCGTGTTGAGGTCATTCGGGCCGGTGAGTATGACGACGGGGCGCTTCCTGCCCGGGTGCAGGAGATTGCACTTCAGGCCGGGTTAGCAGAGCGCGGAATCAGTGCAAAAAGCAGTAAAGCGGCAAAAGAGAAAAAAGCCACGACCAGTAAAGAGGGCTGAGTATGCTTCTGACAATGGAAGAGATTAAAGCCCAACTCCGGCTGGATGAGGATTTCGATGCTGATGACCGCCATCTGCAACTGCTGGCCTGTGCGGCACAAAAGCGGACGGAAACGTATCTGAACCGGAAGCTCTATGCACCGGATGAAACCATTCCGGACAGCGATCCGGACGGGCTGCACCTGCCGGATGATATTCGTCTGGGGATGCTGATGCTTATCAGCCATTTTTACGAAAACCGCTCGTCGGTTACGGAAGTGGAGAAACTCGACATGCCGCAGAGTTTTGGCTGGCTTGTCGGCCCGTACAGGTACTTTCCGCAATGAAAATTCGTCAGGCGCAGACCAGCGCAACCTACATTCTGCCGGACCCCGGTGAACTGAATAAACGCGTCCTGATCCGCCAGCGGGTGGATATGCCCGCGGATAACTTTGGCGTGGAGCCTCAATACCCGGTTACGTTCCGGACATGGGCGAAGGTTATCCAGACCAGTGCCACCACCTGGCAGGAAACCGCGCAGACCGGGGACGCCATCACCCATTACATCACCATTCGTTACCGCCGGGGGATCACTGCTGATTATGAGGTGGTCTGTGATGACAGTGTGTACCGGGTGAAACGTCAGCGTGATCTGAACGGGGCGCGGCGCTTTCTGCTGCTGGAGTGTACGGAGCTGGGCGAATGTAGGCAGAGTCACGGAGGCAGCAATGGCGACTCCCTTTTTTCACGTTGATGTTCAGCAGCCCGCCGAGATGCGCTTTAACCGCGCCCGTGTCCGGAGGGCGTTTGTCACGATTGGGCAGCGTCATATGCGTGATGCCCGTCGGCTGGTGATGCGCCGTGCGCGGTCGGCACCGGGTGAAAACCCCGGTTATCAGACCGGACGCCTGGCTCGTTCGATTGGTTATATGGTGCCGAGAGCCAGTAAAAAGCGAGCCGGTTTTATGACACGCATTGCACCTAACCAGCGCAACGGGAAGGGGAACCGGATGATCTCTGGTGACTTCTATCCGGCGTTTCTGTTTTTTGGTGTCCGGGGAGGAGCAAAACGTCGTCGTAGTCATCATCGTGGTGCATCCGGTGGCAGCGGCTGGCGACTGGCTCCACGTAATAACTTCATGGTGGAAACTCTTGAAAAGAACCGCAGCTGGACACGCTATTTTCTGGCGCGGGAATTGCGTAAATCACTGAAGCCGGAGAGACGACACAGATGAAACTGACGCCTGTTATTGCTGCGCTGCGTGCCCGCTGCCCGTATTTTGAAAACCGGGTGGCAGGCGCGGCACAGTTCAAAAATCTGCCGGAGGTCGGAAAGCTGAGACTCCCGGCGGCGTATGTGGTACCGGGTGATGACTCTCCGGGAGAAAACAAAAGCCAGACCGACTACTGGCAGGAGCTGAAAGAGGGCTTCTCCGTGGTTGTCATACTGAGTAACGGGCGTGATGAGCGCGGTCAGTTTGCCTCGTATGATGTGGTGGACGATGTCCGGCAGATGCTCTTTAAGGCCCTGCTGGGCTGGAACCCGGAAGCGTGCGGTAACCCGATTACCTATGACGGCGGCACGCTGCTGGATCTGAATCGTCATGAGCTGATTTATCAGTTCGATTTTTCGGTCATCAGCGAGCTGACTGAAGACGATACCCGCCAGCAGGATGATCTGAACAGTCTGGATGAACTGCAAACGCTGGCGATTGATGTTGATTATCTCGAGCCCGGTAACGGGCCTGACGGCGATATCGAACATCACACCGAAATAACCCTTCCTTCCTGAGAATCTTCATGTTTGTGAAACCTGTTAAAGGGCGGTCAGTGCCTGACCCTGCCCGCGGTGACCTTTTGCCCGTCGAAGGGCGAAATGTTGACGAGAACAACTACTGGCTGCGCCGTGAAGCAGCGGGTGATATCCGGCGCGTGAATAAAAAGGTGAACACCGATGACGATAAGCTTTAACACCATTCCGTCGAATACGCTGGTTCCGCTGTTTTATGCGGAAATGGATAACCAGGCGGCGAATACTGCACAGGACAGCGGAGCATCGCTGCTGATTGGTCATGCCAATAACGGTGCAGAGATTGTTGCCAACAGTCTGGTACTGATGTCGTCGGCAGACTATGCACGCCAGATTTGTGGTGCGGGAAGTCAGCTGGCGCGTATGGTCGAGGCTTATCGCCAGACTGACCCGTTTGGCGAGCTGTATGTGATTGCCGTTCCTGAATCCACAGGCGCGGCGGCAACGGTTACGCTGACGGTGACCGGGGCGGCAACCGAAACCGGCACGGTGAATGTGTATGTGGGACGTACCCGCGTGCAGGCACCGGTGACTAACGGCGATAACGTCACGATGATTGTCAGCAGTATCCAGGATGCCATCAATGCCGTTCCGACCCTGCCGTTTACGGCTTCATCTTCGGCAGGCGTGGTCACACTGACCGCGCGTCATAAGGGGCTTTGCGGGAATGAAATTCCTGTCAGCCTCAATTACTATGGCTTTGGTGGGGGCGAAGTGCTGCCAGCGGGCGTACAGATTGCCGTGGCGACGGGTACCGCCGGAACGGGTGCTCCGGTTCTCACCGGCGCGGTGGCTGCAATGGCGGATGAGCCGTTTGATTATATCGGCCTGCCGTTCAACGACACGGCCTCCGTTAACACGCTGGTGACCGAGATGAACGATACCAGCGGTCGCTGGAGCTATGCGCGTCAGCTGTACGGTCATGTGTATACGGCAAAGATCGGCACGCTGTCAGAACTGGTGACCGCTGGTGACCAGTTTAACCAGCAGCACATTACCCTGGCGGGGTACGAAAAAGAGACCCAGACGCCTGCCGACGAGCTGGCGGCAAGCCGTACCGCCCGCGCAGCGGTGTTTATCCGCAACGATCCGGCACGTCCCACGCAGACCGGTGAGCTGGTGGGTATGCTGCCTGCGCCGAAGGGGAAACTGTTCACGATGACCGAGCAGCAGACCCTGTTGTCTCATGGCGTGGCAACGGCGTATGTCGAAAGCGGGGTGCTGCGCATTCAGCGTGATGTCACCACGTACAGGAAAAATTCTTACGGGGTTGCGGATAACAGCTACCTCGACAGCGAGACGCTGCATACCAGTGCGTATGTACTGCGCAAACTGAAATCCGTCATTACCAGTAAGTACGGGCGTCACAAGCTTGCCAGCGACGGTACCCGCTTTGGTCCCGGTCAGGCGATTGTCACCCCGGCGGTAATCAAAGGGGAACTGCTGGCAACCTACCGTCAGCTTGAGCGTGCGGGGATCGTGGAAAACTACGAACTGTTTAAGCAGTACCTGGTTGTGGAGCGTGATGCCAGCGATCCGAACCGCCTGAACACGCTGTTCCCGCCTGACTATGTTAACCAGTTGCGTGTTTTTGCCGTGGTTAACCAGTTCCGTCTTCAGTATTCAGAGGAGTCTGCATAATGGCCCGTATCGGGGGAACCTGTTATTTCAAAATTGACGGTCAGCAGCTATCGCTGACCGGCGGCATTGAGGTGCCCATGAACAGGACGGTCAATGATGACATCATCGGCCTGGACGGTTCAGTGGACCGCAAGGAAACTCACCGTGCGCCTTATGTCAAAGGGACCTTCAAGGTGCCGAAGAATTTTCCGGTGAGCAAAATCACCTCGTCTGATGAGATGACCATCACTGCTGAGCTGGCGAACGGTCAGGTCTATGTATTGTCGTCAGCCTGGCTGCACGGCGAAGCGAACCATAATGCCGAAGAAGGCACGGTTGATCTTGAGTTCCACGGTGAAGAAGGGGATTACCAGTAATGAAAGAGCTTGAGTTAAAGAAACCGATTACCGCTCATGGCGAGACACTCTCCGTACTGGAGTTTGATGAGCCCACCGGGAAAGATGTCCGCGAGCTGGGGTATCCCTACCAGATGAATCAGGATGAGTCCGTCAGACTTCTGGCGCATGTTGTATCGAAATACATTGTGCGGCTGGCGAAAGTGCCGCAAAGCTCTGTCGACCAGATGTCTCCGGCAGACCTGAATGCAGCGGCGTGGCTTGTGGCTGGTTTTTTCCTCCAGGCCTGACGGCTGAATACCTCACTGATCGCTTCTTTGACTGCGCCAGCTACTGGCGCATTAATCCCTTCGAATTGCTGAATATGCCGATCAGTGAAATTCCCTTGCTGGTCAGTCAGGCAAACAGGATAGAGCAGGAGAAACGCGCACATGGCGGAATTTGAGCTTAAGGCGTTGATCACCGGTGTCGACAGGCTTTCTCCCGCGCTGTCGAAAATGCAAAAGAAAATCCGGGGATTTAAACGCCAGGCGGAAGAAGCGTCACAGGGTGGGCTGGCGCTTGGAGGCGGACTGGCAGCGGGTCTGACGCTTTCCCTGAAATCTTATGCCGATCAGGAAAACGCCGCCACCGGGCTGAAAGTCGCCATGATGGATGCGAACGGCGAGGTTGGAAAGAGCTTTCAGGACATCAATAAACTGGCTATTGGCCTGGGTAATCAGCTACCCGGTACAACGGCTGATTTCCAGAACATGATGCAGATGCTGGTGCGTCAGGGGATCCCGGCAGAAAACATTCTTGGCGGTGTGGGTAAAGCGACAGCTTATCTTGCGGTACAACTGAAAAAAACACCGGAAGCGGCTGCCGAGTTTGCCGCAAAGATGCAGGATGCTACCGGAACGGCGTCAAAAGACATGATGGGGCTGTTCGACACTATCCAGAAGGCGTTTTATCTGGGCGTTGACGATACCAACATGTTGTCCTTCTTCACTAAAACCAGCTCTGTTCTGAAGATGGTGAACAAGGACGGTCTTCAGGCTGCACAGAGCCTTGCCCCCATCAGCGTCATGATGGATCAGATGGGGATGAACGGGGAGTCGGCAGGTAACGCCCTGCGAAAAGTTATCCAGTCCGGATTAAGCGTTAAGAAAATCAGGGACGTCAATAAAATCATGGCCCGCCAGAAACTCGGGGTACAGCTCGATTTTACTGACGGCAAAGGGAGTTTTGGCGGTCTTGATAACATGTTCAGGCAACTGGCAAAGCTGCGAAAACTGACCGACGTTAAGCGAACAGGCGTACTTAAGGCAATATTTGGTGATGATGCCGAAACCCTTCAGGTGGTCAATGCACTAATCGATAAAGGAAAGGATGGCTACGATCAGATCCAGCAGAAGATGAATAAACAGGCCAGCCTGAATAAACGTGTTCAGGCTCAGCTTGGTACGCTGTCCAACCTGTGGGAGGCAATGACGGGGACCGCAACTAACGGTCTTGCAGCTATTGGCGGCGCATTTTCTGGTGACGCCAAAAATATCACGCAGTGGCTGGGGGAGTTGGGGGAGAAATTCACGAAGTTTGCGGATGAAAATCCCCGGGTTATTCGCGGCGTCGTCGGGCTTGCTGCCGGTCTTGCGATTCTGAAACTGGGATTGATGGGCGTTGGCGGTGCCATCAGTATTGTCAGCAGGATCATGTCGATGACGCCGATTGGCATGATTGCGACGGCGATAGCCCTGGCTGCGGGATTAATTATCACTAACTGGGATGTTGTCGGACCTTATTTTAAGAAACTCTGGGAAACCATTGGTCCTTATTTTGAGGCTGGCTGGGAACTCCTTAAGAAAGTTTTTGCCTGGTCGCCGCTGGGGATGGTGATCAATAACTGGGGACCGGTTGTTAAGTGGTTTCAGGATATGTGGGACAAGCTGAAGCCAATTATTGAGTGGTTTACCGACAGTTCCGGTGACACGGTCGATGCCATTAACTCTGCGCAGTGGGGCGCGGGTGCTTATGATGCTTATGGGACGGGAATACCGGCGCGGGGATACACACCTTATCCGGCGGTGGATCCGGCTCAGTCAAACAACGCCTCCGATGCCACAGGCCCGAATCCCTTCATGATTAACAAAGCTTCTGCGCCAAAAGTTGATGGCGAGATCAAGGTTTCATTTATGAATATGCCACCAGGTATGCGGGTTACGGAAACACGTTCCAGTGGCATTGATATTAATCACGATGTTGGGTACACCAGATTTAGGTAAAGACGAACAGGGAGGGCCGCCCTCCCTGAACTTACTGTGCGAACACGCAATTTCGGCCTGATGGGGAGCCGACAATTCTGGACATTTTTCCGCAAATAACAGTTACTTGTTCTCCTTTTTTAAGAGCAGCAGCTGTTGATTTTTCAGAGTCTTGCATCTCCATTCTTGCTGGCATGAATTCATTTTCAGTTCTGAATTTAATAATTATAGAGTCAGTAAAGTCCTTATCAATGGATTGTACGATACCTCTAACGGCGATTAATTTACCTTTTAACTGTTCATCGGTAGCGACTTCATTTTCTTCATACTCTTTAAACAGCTGTCGAGCAGTAGTGTTGTAGATTTCTTTTTGCGGTGCCGCAGCTTCCGTATCGGATGAGTATGAAGAATTAGAGCCTTTATCGTTACCAGTAAATATTACTACTGATAATAAATATGGGACTTATATGACGTGGAAAGACAGACTTCAGGACGCGTCATTTCGCGGCGTGCCGTTTAAGGTTGAAGAAGAAAGTGCGGGAACCGGTCGCCGTGTGGAAACACATGAATACCCGAACCGCGACAAACCCTATACCGAAGACCTGGGGAAAATCACTTTTCGCCCGTCCATCACGGCTTATGTGGTGGGAGATGACTGCTTTGACCAGCGCGATCGCCTGATTGACGCGCTGAATAAACCCGGTCCCGGCACGCTTGTCCATCCGACATACGGTGAGCTGAAAGTCTGTGTTGACGGAGAAGTTCGGGTCAGCACATCGAAGAGTGAAGGGCGTATTGTCCGCTTTGACCTGAAGTTTGTCGAAGCGGGAGAACTCTCTTACCCCACTTCAGGTGCGGCGACGGCGCAGACGCTGATGTCATCCTGTTCTGCACTGGATGACTGCATCAGTGACAGCTTCAGAGGTTTCAGTATCGATGGCGTGGCGGATTTCGTGCAGAACGACGTCGTCGGTAATGTCAGCACAATGCTTGGGTATGTTTCTGATGCGATGAAAGTGGTGGATTCTGCCGTATCGGATGCTGCCAGGCTGTTGCAGGGGGATATCTCGGTACTTCTGCCGCCACCATCGTCAGGCAAAAATCTCGTTGAGCAGGTGCAGAAAATGTGGCGTACCGGGAAACGCCTTTATGGTAACGCCAGCGACCTGGTCACCATGATCAAAACGCTTTCCGGTGTCAGCCTCGGCAGCGATCTGCAACCGCGCGGCGTCTGGAAAACGGACAGTAAAACCACCGCCACGGCTACGCAGCAGCGTAACGTGGTTGCCAGCACCCTTCGTACGACCGCAATCAGCGAAGCGGCGTATGCCGTCACCCGATTGCCTGCGCCAACAACTTCCGCGGTGATGCAGAATGCCGCAGTGGGGCAGGCAACAACACCTGCGCAGAGCACTGGCTGGCCTTCCGTCACGCATCCGGCACTGAACAATGCACCGACGGTGAAAAACACAGTTGACCTGCCGACGTGGGAAGAACTGACTGACATTCGCGACACACTGAATACGGCAATTGATAAGGAGTTGTCCCGTACAACCAGTGATGCGCTGTTTCTGGCGCTGCGCCGGGTGAAAGCAGATCTGAATGCGGATATCAACACGCGCCTTGAACAGTCTGCACGGATCATTCAGCGCACGCCGGATGAGGTTTTACCCGCGCTGGTGCTGGCGGCGACCTGGTTTGATAACGCGGCGCGTGACGCGGACATTATCCGGCGTAATGCCATTACGCATCCCGGATTTGTGCCGGTGATCCCTCTGAAGGTGCCAGTGTAATGAACGATAACGTCACGCTACGGGTAAATGGCCGGGAGTGGAATGGCTGGACATCGGTGCGCATCGGTGCCGGTGTTGAACGACTGGCGCGGGATTTCAGTGTGGAGATCACTCGCCAGTGGCCGGGAGATGAGGGTATCACCACGCTTCAGCCGCGCATTAAAAACGGTTCAAAAGTGGAAGTGCTGATTGGTGATGAGCTGGTGATCACCGGCTGGGTGGAGGCGACTCCCGTTCGTTACGATGCCCGTTCGGTCAGCACCGGTATTGCCGGACGTAGTCTGACGGCTGACCTGATTGACTGTGCAGCCGAACCGACACAGTTTAACGGACGCTCGCTGGTGCAGATTGCGCAGGCGCTTGCTGCGCCTTTCGGCATTGAGGTGGTGAACAGCGGTGCGCCGTCGGGTGTTATTCCTGATGTTCAGCCTGATCACGGTGAAACGGTGATTGAGGTAATCAACAAAATACTCGGTCAGCAGCAGGCGCTGGCTTATGACGACCCGCACGGCAGGCTGGTGATTGGTGGTATTGGCTCAACGCGGGCACATACCGCGCTGGTACTCGGGGAAAACATCCTTTCCTGCGATACGGAGAAGAGTATCCGGGAGCGGTTTTCTGTTTACCAGGTGGCGGGGCAGCGTGCCGGAAACGACGATGATTTCGGTGAGGCCACCACCACCGCGCTGCGGGCCCGCACAGAGGACGCATTTATTGCCCGTTACCGTCCGATGTATATCAGGCAGACAGGACAGGCTACGGGGGCTGGCTGTATTGCCCGTGCGGACTTTGAAGCCCGACAACGGGCGGCGCGGACGGATGAAACCACCTATGTGGTGCAGGGCTGGCGACAGGGTAACGGTACGCTGTGGCAGCCCAACCAGCGGGTGATTGTCTTTGATCCGGTCTGTGGTTTCGACAACACCGAACTGCTTGTTTCGGAAGTCACGTTTACTCAGGACCAGAACGGCACCCTGACGGAAATCCGTGTCGGCCCACCAGATGCTTATCTGCCTGAACCCGAAGCCCCCGGCGCGCGGAAAAAGAAAAAAGCCAGAGTACAGGAGGACCCGTTCTGATGAGGACGATTGAAGCCATGCAGCGACAACTCCTCGGCCTGATTGGGCGGGCCGTGGTGAAAAGCATCAGTGCCGCCACGAAATGTCAGACCGTGGATGTGTCCCTGATTGCCGGTGAACCCAAAGCCGGGGTTGAACATCTTGAACCCTACGGTTTTACTGCAAGGGCAAACAGTGGTGCGGAAGCGGTGGTGTTGTTTCCGGATGGCGACCGTTCTCATGCGGTGGTTGTTACGGTGTCGGACCGTCGCTACCGCCTGAAAGGGCTGCAGACGGGGGAGGTGGCTGTCTATGACGATCAGGGGCAGTCCGTGACGCTGACCCGGGAGGGGATTGTGGTGGACGGTGCAGGTAAAACGATCACGTTTCGCAATGCACCTGAAGCACGTTTTGAAATGGACCTGGAAGTGACAGGACAGGTGAAAGACCTGTGCGACTCCGGCGGCACCACCATGTCAGCGATGCGGCTTGCCTATAACGGGCATCGTCACAGAGAGAACGGTCAGGGCAGTAACACCGACAAACCTGATAAATCGATGGAGGCATGATGGAACTGTGGCTGACGGTGAACGGTAAACGCACCTGCGCCAGCGCACCGCTGGATCCGCTGACCCGCGCCGTGGTGATTTCCCTGTTTACCTGGCGGCGGGCGGAGCCTGATGACAATGCCGACGTCCCGATGGGATGGTGGGGGGATACCTGGCCTGAGGTACAGAATGACCGTTACGGCTCCCGACTGTGGCTGCTTCAGCGCAGCAAACTGACCAATCAACTGGTGCAGACGGTAAGGGGGTATATCCGCGAATGCCTGCAATGGATGATTGATGACGGCGTGGTGTCCCGTATTGATCTGGATATCCGCCGCACCGGGATTAATGAACTGGGTAACAGTATCACTCTCTGGCGTCGTGACGGACCGGTAATGATTTCTTTTGATGATCTGTGGAGTGCGATAACGCATGGCGGACAGTGAATTTCAGCGCCCGACGCTGGCAGAAAATATCAGTATGCTCCGTAACGATTTATTCGCCAGGCTGGACGTCAGCGACACGCTCCGGCGCATGGATGAAGACGTGCGGGCAAAGGTGTATGCGGCGGCGCTGCATACGGTTTACGGGTACATCGATTATCTGGCAATGAACATGCTGCCTGACCTGTGCGATGAGTCCTGGCTGGCGCGACATGCTGCGATGAAACGGTGTCCGCGCAAGGGGGCCACGGCTGCCAGCGGGTATATGCGCTGGGAAGGTGTCAGCGATGGCCTGAAGGTGACCGCCGGAAGTGTTATTCAGCGCGATGACCTGGTTCAGTACACGGCAACTGCCGATGCAACCAGCACCGGTGGTGTCCTGCGCGTGCCGATCGCCTGCTCAAGTGCAGGCGCGGTCGGTAACGCTGACGACGGTACGTCATTAATCCTGGTCACGCCGGTTAATGGTCTGCCGTCTTCCGGCGAGGCAGATACCCTGACAGGTGGATTTGATACTGAAGAGCTGGAAACGTGGCGCGCCCGCGTCATTGAGCGGTATTACTGGACGCCTCAGGGCGGGGCTGACGGGGACTATGTCGTCTGGGCTAAAGAAGTGCCCGGCATTACCCGCGCATGGACATACCGACACTGGATGGGAACGGGGACTGTCGGTGTGATGATTGCCAGCAGTGACCTGATTAACCCCATTCCGGAAGAATCAACGGAAACGGCGGCAAGACAACATATCGAGCCACTGGCCCCGGTGGCAGGCTCTGATTTGTATGTATTCAGGCCGGTGGCGCACAAAGTGGATTTTCATATCCGCGTGACGCCGGACACACCGGAAATACGGGCTGCCATCACCGCGGAGTTGCGTTCATTCCTGCTGCGTGATGGTTATCCGCAGGGAGAGCTTAAGGTATCGCGTATCAGTGAAGCGATTTCCGGTGCGAACGGGGAATACAGCCATCAGTTGCTTGCTCCGGCGGACAATATCTCCATTGCAAAAAATGAACTGGCGGTTCTGGGGACGATTTCATGGACGTGACAAACGATGATTACATCCGTCTGTTGTCGGCACTGTTGCCCCCTGGTCCGGCGTGGTCAGCCAGCGATCCGGCGATTGCCGGTGCGGCACAGTCATTAACCCGTGCTCATCAGCGTGCGGATGCCCTGATGCGGGAGCTGGATCCGCGCACCACCACCGAACTGATAAACCGCTGGGAGCGTCTGTGCGGCCTGCCGGATGAATGTATTCCGGCAGGGACGCAGACCCTTCGCCAGCGTCAGCAACGGCTGGATGCGAAGGTTAACCTGGCGGGTGGCATCAATGAGGATTTTTACCTTGCGCAGCTTGCTGCCCTGGGCAGACCAGATGCCACCATCACGCGATACGACAAAAGCACGTTCACCTGCTCATCGGCCTGTACTGACGCGGTGAATGCGCCGGAATGGCGGTATTACTGGCAGGTCAATATGCCAGCTGCCACCAACACCACCTGGATGACATGTGGCGATCCCTGTGATTCCGCACTGCGTATCTGGGGGGACACCGTTGTCGAGTGCGTGCTTAACAAACTCTGCCCGTCGCATACCTACGTAATTTTTAAATATCCGGAGTAATTCATGCATCGTATAGACACGAAAACCGCGCAGAAGGATAAGTTCGGCGCGGGTAAGAACGGTTTTACCCGTGGTAACCCCCAGACCGGCACGCCTGCCACCGATCTGGATGATGACTACTTTGACATGTTGCAGGAGGAGCTTTGCAGCGTGGTGGAGGCATCCGGTGCCAGCCTGGAGAAGGGGCGGCATGACCAGTTGCTTACAGCGCTTCGTGAGCTGCTGTTAAGCCGCAAGAATCCGTTTGGCGATATCAAATCGGATGGCACGGTGAAAACGGCTCTCGAAAACCTTGGTTTGGGAGATGGCTCGGGGCGTTACAGCAAAACTGTCGTTTTTTCATCGTCGGGTTCATATACGTGGCCAGCTGACGTAAAACGAATTGACGTTATTCTGACTGCGGCGGGCGGCGGTGGCGGTGGATGTAACGCGGAGAACGCAAATCAGACATTTTCAGGGGCTGGCGGAGGAGCCGGAGGTACTGTTTTTGCCACTATTTATGCGACAGACAACGATGCCGGGCCAGGAACCTATACAGTGACAATTGGCAGCGGTGGTAGTGGTGCCAATGGGGCAGGGTCTGGAAATAATGGCGGTAATAGTTCGTTCATGACATTAACTGCGCTCGGCGGCCAGGGTGGGCAATGGGGCGGCGCTACAAATACCGCTGGCGGGCGCGGTGGCTCAGGCTCTGGCGGTTATAAAACTGAACAAGGCGGAGACGGTTCAGACGGACAGGCGGGCCAGGCGCTATTAGTAGGCAATGGGGCATCGAGCTATTGGGGTGGCGGCGGCCGCGCTGGGCAACTGAGCGGTAATCCTGGAGTTTGCTCTGGCTCCGGCGGCGGGGGTGCATACGATAATAGCTATTCACACACGTCAGGACGTGGCGGGCACGGAGCTAATGGCGTGCTGGTAATTCGGGAGTACATGTAAATGAATGATGTTTATGCAGTTGTTGATAATAACGTTGTTATTAATGTCATTATCTGGGACGGAATTTCTGAATGGAAACCAGAGGCTGGTAATTTAGTTCCGTTAAACGGCGATGCTGGCATCGGTTGGTCATATTCAGACGGAGTATTTACCGCGCCACCTCCCCCAGAACGCTCTCACAACGCGTTAGTTGCGGAGGCTGAGCTGCAGAAATCAGCACTACTGACCGTAGCAAATAACGCAATAGCACCGCTGCAGGATGCCGTTGATTTGGAAATGGCGACAGACGATGAACAGACGTTACTGCTGGCGTGGAAAAAATACAGGGTACTGCTGAACCGTGTTGATACCTCAGCGGCACCCGAAATAGAGTGGCCTACGCAACCGGGGGAGCGGGCCAGTTGATATCAGGCGCAGGGGCAGCATCAACTGCTGTCACTGCGTCGATGTAGTCGAGTACCGCATTCAGCCGCCTTTTTTCATCATCAGTCAGTTTGCGGCCTACACCTCTCCGTTGACATCTTTGTTATATGGTACAACTGCGCAGAGGCCTGTCTCTCCAACTGTGCCAGTTGAATACTACGATACAACGCTCGGCCTTCCTATTTGGTGGAACATAACCACATCCACATGGAAAAGAGCTGATGGTGCAGATGTATAATTCTGGTGCCGCGCATGCGGCACCAATAAAAAACATATTAAACTAAAGTGAATCTATTCCATTTTTCCAAATAAGAACTTTTTTGTCTTGTATTTTATGAGTGCTATCAGGCTGCCCAAACTGTTTTATGGCCTTTTCCTCTTGCTCTACATCATCAGCAATTAAAAAATTAGCTCCTTTTTGGTACCATTCTTTTTTTGATAACCAATTATATGGTGTGAATCTATCACCATACGACTCAAATGGAGCTACGTTGATATCACTAAATCCAGCAACAGATGATGCAAACCAAAATGATGCATAACCTCTTTGTAGTTTATTTTTTATTAAGAAATCTCTTAATTCTATTGTAATATCATTTTTATTAACAATGTTTTTTGTTGTTGCCATCGTTGGCAACGATAACGCAATAACGATTAATGATATTAGTAAATTTGTCTTCACTGGTAAGGAGAAAGAATTTCTAGCAATCACAATTGACATGAAAATAAATGTTGGGACTATGTATCTAATTGAGAAAAGATTTGTTGGCCTGTCACTTGAAACATAGGCAATCAACATGACTAATGATGATACAATAAGAACCTGGTCAATAAAATCAATTTCTTTAAATTTAAGAATGTTTTTATAAGATAAAAATAAGAATACAAAAATGAAAAACACCTTTATCATGGTGAATAATGAGTTAAAGCTACCTATCTCCATTCCAAACGCGTACCCACCAAAAAATTTGAATACGCCCATGATAACAAGAGATATGTTGCTTGTTATTTGTTGAAACTCTACTATGTGAGGTTTGGTTATGCCTGGCAGGTTAAATCCACCAAGCTTAATGAATATAAATGATATGATCTCAGCAATAAATATAGATGATATAGTGAAAACCAACAATAACAAATCATTAGTATTCAACGAATCTCTTTTCATTAGAGAAGCATACATTCTATATATGCAAACAAAAACTATAGGTATTATAAAGGCATATTTAGATATATCATCACTAAAAACAAGCAACGATAACATAAATACATATGGAAAAAGTAATTTTAAATCATTTTTCTTTCTGTATCTATCTATTATTAGTATGATCGCCAGCATGTAAATGTACGCACCAATATGTATACATGCTATAAGCATTATACTTGATGAGAAAACCGTTGGAATTCCAAATACAGAAAGAACAGGCCATAACGATGCCCTACTTTTAGTATGAGAGATATATAGCGATAGTGTTACTAATATAGACATGAAAACTCCAGGCACAATATAGTACAGATTTTCATTAAATCCTATTATTTTTATCGCTATAGCATATGGTATTATTTCTGTGAAATAGAATGATACAGTTGATAAATCCCACCCACTGAGAAAAATATTTCCTTCAGTAATATCCCTTGCCTCTCTGAATGAAGACATGACATCTGAGTTTGGAATTATGTTTTTAGCAATCATTGAGTAAATTATTGATAATACAATAAATGTTGCCAGCCAATATAAAAGCTCAAGCTTCTTGCTCATTTTTTACCCTTAAGTACATACTTTGGACGCTGCTTAACTTCAATGTAAATTCTACCAATATACTCACCGAGCACTCCAATCCCAATTAACTGGATGCCGCCAAGAAATAATATTGATACAAGAATTGAAGGGTATCCAGGTACATTATTACCAAAAATTAATTTATCAATTATCATCCATGAACCGTATGTAAATGATATACATGCAATAAATAACCCAATATAGGTCCACATGCGAAGCGGGAATGTTGAGAAGCTAGTGATCCCTTCCAGCGCCAAGTTCCATAGCTTCCATCCATTGAACTTTGTGCTTCCTGCAACGCGTTCTGCTCGCGCATATTCTACGACATCGGTTCGACCACCAACCCAGCTCAGCACACCCTTCATAAACAGGTTTCGTTCTGGCATGAGCTTAATATTTTCTACTACTTCGCGAGACATGAGCCGGAAGTCGCCAACATTCTCTTCTATCTGAGGGTTGCTGATTTTGTTATGAAGTTTATAGAACCACTCAGCAGATTTACGCTTCAGCCTGCTGTCAGTGGAGCGGTCAGAGCGTTTAGCCAGAACCATATCTGCACCGGCCTGCCATTTCTCTATCAAGTGAGGAATAACTTCGATAGGGTCTTGCAGATCAACGTCAATCGGGATAATTGCCTCCCCGGTAGCATGGTCCAGACCTGCGAACAGGGCGGGTTCTTTGCCGAAGTTACGTGTGAACGACAGCGAAACCACAAGCGGGTCGGCAACAGCGAGCTCGTTGATAATTGATTCTGTAGCGTCTTTGCTGCCATCGTTTATGAAGACTATCTCGACTTCATGCTGCTGAAGCCCTTCAAATTCGCGCACAGTTTTATAAAAAATAGGTATCGTGGCCTCTTCGTTAAAGACCGGAACGACTAAAGAAATTTTCATTTCGCATCCCTAAAGACAATGAACTTTGAATAGACGAAACCGCACACCAGGCTGATGGCGGAGAAGGTGACAAGAGTTATCATCGGGGGAAGTGCGCATCTATCAGCAGCCCATCCAACAGTAGCACTGAGTGTTCCCATGAACCCGACATATAACATGTAGCGCATCGTTGTAGTTGATGCTTTGAATGTGAATTTTGCATTCGCGAAGAAGCTAAAACTCACAGCCACAACGAAACCTGCGAAGTTTGCCAGAGCCTGATTGGTATGCGCGGCATAGATACATACACCAAAAACCACCCAGTGTATAAGTGTGTTCAGCACACCAATCGAGGTGTACCTTGCAAATATATTTAACATTTATTTAATCAATGAGTTCTGAAAGGTATGAAGTCTATCATCCAAGTCTCAATCGATCGATACTTGCGGTAGTTGATGAGGAAAACTCTGGTACACAAAGCTTTGCACTGGACTGCAAGGTGTTGTGCTTCTCTGGAGTGCGATATGTTTGATGACAAAAAATTAGCGCAAGAGGACAAAAAATCACCTTGCGCTAATGCTCTGTCTCAGGTCACTAATACCATCTAAGTAGTTGATTCATAGTGACTGGATATGTTGTGTTTTGTAGTATCATGCAGTCTATTTTTTAGACTAAATTTATTTTAAGACATTGATATTATTGGCTTTTGCTGTTTCGCGTTCAGCTTTTTTATACTAACTTGAGCGAAACGGGAAGGTAAAAAGACAAAAAGTTGTTTTTAATACCTTTAAGTGATACCAGATGGCATAGCGCCATCTGGCAGAGTGATTAACTAAACATCGCAGTAATCGAGGCGCTTGCCAGAGAATGGAAATGGACGTTAAACCCGACCATCGCGCCGCTGGCACCTTCATCGACATCAATACGTTCTACATCCAGCGCGTGAACGGTAAAAATGTAGCGATGGGTTTCGCCTTTCGGCGGCGCTGCACCATCGTACCCGGTTTTACCAAAGTCGGTACGCGTCTGCAAAACGCCGTCTGGCATTGCTACCAGACCAGAGCCAAACCCTTGCGGTAATACGCGGGTATCAGCGGGTAAATTAACAACTACCCAGTGCCACCAGCCGGAGCCGGTTGGCGCATCCGGGTCGTAGCAGGTGACAACAAAACTTTTCGTTCCCGCAGGAACATCATCCCACGCCAGATGCGGTGAAACATTATCGCCATCGTAACCCATGCCGTTAAAGACATGACGATGTGGCAACTTATCGCCATCGCGCAGATCATTACTGATGAGTTTCAT